CCAGACGACCAACTGCTTGGACCAGAGGATGCCGTCACCGATACCGCGGACGCGGAACTCGGCCGAGTCGTTGTCGAAGTTGCCCTCGAACGGGCCGATCTGGCCGCCACCGATGAGAGTGCCGGTGTTGCCGTGGACGCGGAGCTCGGGGGTCTCGTGACCGACGAGTGTGCCCCACTCCAGGACAGGACGACGAGTCGCACCCGGCTTCGGAAGCAGGTACCAGGCGGACCCGGAAACCCACTCGGACTCGACCACATCGACGCTTGCCAGCGGGTTGTAGCCCGTGACGGTGAGGGTGAGCGAACCATCCTCGACAGCGGCGATCGACTGGTTGAGCCAGAAGCGCACGTACTCGGCCTGCCCGATCGGAACGATCAGGTTGTAGCCACCCGTGACCTTCACGTAGCGGTTGTTGATCTTCCGCTGCGAAAGCTCGTAGATGGCGCGAGCCAGGGCCTGACGGGACAGGGCCGCCTTGGCGGGGACCGTGACGCCATCGGGGGTGACGCCACCGGCAATCTCGACCGAGGAGTCGACGCCGTTGATGAGCGCCTTGTACACCCGGTAGTCGATCGTGTCGGAGATGACGTTCAGCATCTCGGACGGGAGCGCCTGGATGAATCCGATCGAGTCGTTGATGAACGCCTCGAACGTGAAGTCGGTCTTGAAACCGAACTTCGAGATTCCAGCAGACTCGGACTCCTCGCCAGCCATGTAGGCGTAGGGGTACGGTGCCGCTTCGGGGACGGTCGGTGCGATGCCGTGCGGGGCCGCGTTCGGCGACGGGTCGCCGCCTTCGCGCTCCACGCCATCCCAGCGCGAGACCAGGCTGTACAGCACGGCCGGACGGAAGTCCGGGACGGTGCGGCGGCCGGCGATCTGCGTCCAGGTGGGCTCCAGGGCGTCGTACTGCGGGAGGAAGTTGACGTTCAGCAGGTGCGTCCAGTTGAAGATCGCGTCCGAAGAGGTCATGACCTCTTCCAGACGACCCTTCGCCTCGCGGTTGCCGCGGAACGCAGCCTCGGTGAGTTCCTTGACCGCTTCGACCTTGCGCTTGGTGACGTAAGGCTGCGGCTTCAGGCGCCCATCGAGGGTGAACTGGTCCTTGTATTCGTGAAGCTGCTTCGCGGCCATCAGGCGAACACTCCGATCTTGACGGCGGTGTCCGTGGATGACGCCTTCCCGAGGAAGGAGTCGACGACACCGAACTTGGTGTTGGAACCCGCGGTCAGCGTGAGTGCACCCGTGTTGTCGATGTAGACGAGGGTGTTCTTCACGGTGGCGGAGGTGGCTCCGACGACGGGACCGGCGAAGGTGCCATCCGTTGCGACGGTGGCGTTGCCGGGGGTCTGGCTGACGGCACCTGCCGGGTACGTGATGCTGTACGCCGAACCGAGGGTCTTCGTCTTGGTGACGGAGGCTTCGGGGGTGATGCACACGCCGGGCTGGTTGGAGCCTGCCGCGACAACCGCGGTGCCCTCAAGCGTGCCCGTAGGGACGGGCCACTCGCGAACCAGGTTGGGCGTGTAGGCGTAGACCTGCTTCAGGATCGTGACGGCCATCAGTGGTTCCACCCTTCGACTCCGAAGTCACCCGAGTGGGCAACCTCGCCGTACAGCGTGCGGCTGCCAGCGGACGACTCGCGGACCTCGACGAGAATCTTCTGAGCCTCCTCGATGAGCGGGGCCACGTCGGTACCCTTGCGGGCTGCCTCTCGCAGCGCCGTCGCCTGAGTCTCCGTGAGTCCAGCCTTGGCAATCGCCTCGGCCTTCTCCTCGTAGGACTTCAGCGCCTCCTCGACGACCTCATCGACATCCTTGGCCTTCGCCTCGGCTTCTGCGATCTTGTCGGTCGCAGCCTTCGATTCGGTGATGAAGGAGGTCAGCGCAGACGCAAGAGCTTCGATCTGAGCGCGCAGCGCCTTGATCTCCTCTTCCATGTGCTTGTTCCTTTTCTCCTGCGCCGAGTTGACGCCAGGTTCTACCGAGACCGCGTGCGCGGACTCGTAAAGCTTCTCGACCAGGCCGGACCCCTCCAGGCCGGGGTACGAGACAAGATCCACGCCGTTCTGACGGTCGGGGATGAGGGAGGTGACGTTCCCGTCGTCATCGGATTCGCCCATCATGTAGATGGAGAGTCCGGCGTGCGGGCCGACCGTTTCGACGAACTCTTTCCAGTGCGGGAACACTTCGAGCTCGCCGACCAGGCCGACGCCTTCCTCGTAGTAGGCACCGTCCGGGTAGACGCCGATCATGTCCTTCGGGTTGCGAGCGGCGTCATGGTTAATGAACGCCTTGGCTCCCGGTGCGAGCGCCTTGGGGCCGTACTCGCGGAGAACGTCTTCGCTGTAGAAGCCGGACGAACCCTGCTGGTTGCCTTTAGCGAGGACCGCCTTCCAGCGGTTCCCACTCTTGGTCAGCGTGGAAGCCGACTCGTGCAGCAGCTTCCGAGAGGACATACAGCTAGCGTAGAGGAAACATTCAGGTTCTAATCAGGTGCGATTAGATGTTGAGCGGCTGCCCATACTCAGCCTCGATTTCCTGCACCAGTTGGCCAAGTGCTGCGGCGGCCTGGGCGATCTTGTCGGAGCGGAGGTCATTACCCTTCAGTCCATTACCCACCCCGGTGCCCTGACCTTGGCCGGGTGCGGTGGCGTTCGGGTTGCCCTGATCTTGATGACCGCTGCCCACATTCGCGCCAGTGTCTTTCGGCACGGCGGTGCGGTCAGGGGAGAGGAGGAATGCTGCATCCGAGTTGTTCGGGATGAGGACGCCCTTCGGCACAATGTTGCCTACAATATCGAGCAGTTCGGACAGCCGCTTCTCGATCGGCTCGGCGGCATACAGACCAGAACCCCACATGAGCAGGATCGCCTGAATCTTGCGGAAGATGTCGGCCGCCCCATCCAGCGACATGAACGTGACGATCGGGTCTTTCGCGCCCAGCCACTTCAGGACGCGAGTGTCGAAAGCGATGTGCCAGTTTTGCCTGGACCGCATCGCCAACTGGGTTGGCAGGTCGAGGGTTGCGGTGGCGCCGTAGGAGCCTGCCTTCGACGTGTCCGCGGTGAGGTGGACGACCGAGACCTCCAGCGCTGCGGCGATCACGGCGGCGAGGGAGTTGCCGGAGCCGAAGTCGTAGCCCTTACCTGCGGTCGCCATCGGAACCAGGGAGTCGGCCGAGCCGGTGATGACTGTTGAGCCGGGCGCGTTCGGCTTCGCGAGTTTCAGGCTGGCGTTGGTTGCGCCGGCCTGCGTGTTCACGACCGCCTTGTATGCGATCTGGGCGAGCGCGTCGGACATGATCTTGCCGTTGACGAGGAAGTCTCGGTACAGCCGTGCCCATACCAGTGCGGGCAGCGCATCCGGGATGCCGTAAGGCCACCCAATCTGCCCGTTGACGTGATCGGCGAACATGATGATGTTCGGGTCCACCGGGTCGCTCACGCCGAGGATGTTCACGTCCACCGGGCGTTTCTTGTTGCCGGGCTCGTAGTTCGGGCAGGCGTCCGTCAGATACCACATGCGGCTGGGCACAAGACCCTCACCGGGCACGTAGTGCGACCAGCAGCGCAGGTACGCCCACACTTCACCGTGGTCGTCCGGGTTGGAGTAGTGGCCGTGAATCTCCCAGATCGGGACCGGCTGAAGTGTGTAGTCGCGCTGGTCGGCAAGCACGAAGTACGCCGAGTCGGTGTACAGGGCGGCCTCGCGCTTCTCGCGTGCCGTGGTGCCGAAGAAGTTGCGCTGGTTTTTCGCATTATCGATCCGCGCCTGAACGTTGACGCCCTTGCCCTGCTTGGGGCCTTCGATGTTGGCGTAACGGATGCCGCGGTTCCAGATGTAGCTCGTGCGCAGCTTCAGGCCCTGCTTGATGTGTGGGTTGCCCGCCACAGACTCGCGCAGTTCGCGTGCCCAACGGTGGAGCTCGAACACCTCCATGCCAAGGTCGTACTCGGAGCCACCAGCAAACCGGAACCAGCCTTGGTCTTCGCGGGCAAGCATCCCCATCACGTTGTCGAGGGATTCCTTCAGGATCTCGTTTTCGGAGAAAACCGCCTCCAATTCCTCCTTGAAGGAACCGAAACCGGTCGCATTATCCCCAGAAACCCTGCCAGACGCCATGCAGCAAGTTTATGGGCGGCGTTCAGGAATCATTCAGATGGGCATTCCGGGGCCAGAACGCGCGGCCTGTAGGTAGGCCCACGGGTCGACGGTCACCACGTCACCCTTCTGGTAGTCGCCGAGTGGATTCCCGGTCAGCGGTGCCGTGTTGATGAGCGAGTAGATGAGCGCGTCCATGCGGTCAGGTGACCCGTGCATCTCGGAACGAAGGTCCGCCTTCTTCGTGATCTGAACGGCGCCTCGCTGATTGAGGTCGAACGTGATGGTGAGCATCTGGTCACGCAACACCGCATCGTTCGAGTCAAGATCTACTTTCCCCTCCCGCAGCAGGCGCTTCACCTGGTCGTGGTGCTCGGCGCGAGCGTTCGCCCACTGGTCACGGTCGCTGGAGGAATTGGAGCCGATCACCTGGATGAGGGTGTATGAGCGGTCGTTGAACTCGTCCAGGCGCATCAGCATGGCTGCCACGCCGCCACCAAGGCCAGCCGCATCCATCCGCACCTCTTCGGCGCCAAGGTGCTGCGCAATGGCGTGCACGCGCCTAGCCGAGGTGACCTCATCCTCGCGGGACCAGGTGCCGGTGGTTTCACGTTGCTGGCCGCCATCGTCATACAGGATCGTCTTATCGAACACGCGCGCATGGCCGCCACGGTTCACGAACACAACGGATTCGTCGCCACCCATCGCCGCCAAGTCCACGCCGAGCACAACGGAACCGTCCGGTTCGATGTCACGTTCCATCGCGGCCTGAATGTCGGATTCGGCGAAGAATGCACGGTCGTCCTCATCCGGGAACTCGCCCAGCACCTTCGCCTTGAACCGGGCGTCCGGTTTGCCGGTGAGGTTGCGATCCAGGCCGAGAGCTTCGTCGAAGACAATCTCGCCGCCCGTCTTCCAGACGCGCTCTTTGTGGGCGATCCACTTTGCCGAGGTGAGACCCCCGCGAAGCGCCCCCTCGCGCCCCGGATCGTTCGGGTAGACACTCTCGCCGGTCATGGTAGGCAGGTCGTAAGCGCTAATTGTGAAGGTGTTCCACTCGGACGACAGGCGCGAGTCCGTGAAGATGCGGTAGAACATGGTGCCGCGTCGGTCAGGGTTCCCAATCCCCGCGATGCGGGACTCCTCGCCCGTTGTGACAGCCTCGGCAGCCGTCAGGATATCTTCGGGGAGTCCACCCATCTCATCCAGCGCGACAAGCGTGCGCCGCTTACGCGTTCCCTGGAAGCTTGAAACGATGTCCTGGTCTGCCGGCCTCTTCCCAAAGGCAATGGCTTCCTTGCCAGAGCCGTCAGGTTTTGAGTAGTTCCACTCCAGTTGCTCCGAAATCCAGCCGATCGGGGGATGGCCCTCGCCTTCCTTGGCGCTTTTTGCCATGTACCCATAGTTGTCCTTCAGATACTTAAAGCACACCCGCTCGATCTGGTCGCGACCATTCGCGGTGAAGATCGCCAAGGACTCCTCGGGCGGGAAGGCCGTCACCCACCACGTTCCTACGTCGGTGAGAAGGAAGCTCTTGCCGCAACCGTTTGCAGACTTGACTGCGGTGCGATTCTTTCCCGTGGTGGGGGTGGCAATCTCTGTCGCAATCTCCTGCATCCGCGTGTAGTAGCGGCGGCCAAGGACATCGGCGGCCCAGGCGAGATAGTCAGTCTGGTAGATGCGCTTCTTGGATCGCTGGTGAATCTCGTCGAGTGCGGCATCAAAGATTCGAGGATCAAGCGACATGACGATCCTCCAGATATGCGATTGCCTGCTTCATGCGATCTACGGAGTCGCGAAACTGACCGAGGCCGGAGTTGCAGGCACCGCATAGCAGGCCACGTACACACTTGCCGCACGACCCCTTCGCTCCACAACATGCGTGATCGTGGTCAATGTGGAACCCCTTCCCTCCGGGCTCGCGAGTGCCGCAGATATCACAGCGGGCGTCGGCAAACAATTCGACCAGCCGCTCCACCGAGAGGTTGTAGCGAAAGGTGAGACGCCTATGCCTCTCACAGAGTCCATTGGCTGCGACAGGTGACTCGCATATGGATAGCGCACAAACTTCGGTCGCCAGCGTTGCCAGATGGGTGCGATAGTGGGCGTCGCAGAACCCGCCTCGAATCACATCGCGGTCACAACCATCCGCTTCGCAGGCGCCTGTGCTGGCGTGGTAGATCTTGATCGGCGATAGTTGTGCGCCGCGGGACCGCTGCCTGTAGTGGGTCTCGCAAAGATCCTGTGCCCGGTGGCAGGTGCGATCACAAGGGTCGAACTTGCAGATCTGGTCGCTCAAGCTTCGACCGCTTCATGCTTGGCGATCTCCGCCTGGGCCACTGTGACAGCCTCGGCGACAAGATCATCCCAGCGGGCACCGTCCACTTCTTCGCGCAGGGCACCGCGCATGTAGGACAGCGCCATGTCGACCACGCGCCCAAGGAGCGCTCCCTGATTGCCGTACAGCATGTTCAGGTCGACCTCTGTGGCCTTCTTCCGCTTGTCGAGGCGGTCGCCGAGGGCGATCAGGGCGCGAAGCTTCACGTCGAGGTACTTGTAGTCGTTCGAGGTGATGCCGTAGACGAGTTCCTTCATCCGCAGCGTGACGAGTTGGTCTTCTTGTGCCTCGGTCAGCCAGTCTTTCGCTTTCAGGAGTGACTGGGTGCGGGCGGCGACTGCGGCGGGGGAGATGACACCGCCAAGGGACATGCTGATTTCATCCGGCGACATGGAATCGGCGTACTTGAGGATGGTGTCGTCAATATTCGACGGCTTCCGACCCTCCACAGCAGACATGGAGCCATCTTACAGCCAACGTTCAGGAAGGGCTCAAAGAAAAGTCCGCCGCAGCGTACATTTCGGGTTTGTACGCTGCGGCGGACATCTGCCACCTACACTTTCGCGAGGCGTTCTTTTCGCGCCTGAGAGGTTTCCGGTCGCAGGATTTCGTCAGCTTGCACCTCAGTCAGCGCCTCCAGGTCCAACTCCGGCTCCGCAGGCTCAGGTTCGGGCCGCTCTGCCGGTTCAGCATCCACGAAGGTGGACTGATCGAGCGCCCATTCGGCGATTGTCATGGCGAGAGCCTTCATATCCTGGTGCCGACCGTGCGGAGCCATCCCACCGTTGGAAAACACCTGGTCTGGCATGTGTTCCAACCAGATCGACCCCGTGTAGACGGGGCCACCCATGTGCTTGTTCAACTTCTTGAAGAACGCCTCCACCATTGCGGGCTTCCAGGCGTGGTTCACC